CTTAGTTAGATATATCAAAAAGAAGCAAAGAGCTAGAAAACAGATTGCAGCATTTATGCAAAATTATGGAAAAGACAATGTACTTGAATTCGAAATATGAATGCAAAAACATTTCTGATGATGAAGTACGCTTTTGATTGAGAAAATGGATGAATTTGCGTTGAAATATCCGCAGTATGCACATTTGATGCCGATTAGAGAAAGCATTTATAAGTTGAATCGATTAGAAGGATTGCAGTATTACGTAAAAATACAGCAGAGTGAAATCGGAGCAATCAATCATACTGAAATGGAAAAGTATTTTGAACAGTCCGCACTAAAGGGATCCAATATTGCGATGGAAACTATGGGATTTGGGAAAAACTTTTATAAAGCGGATTCAAATATTATTAAAGAATTTGTAGGTCTTAATTGGGCGAATGGAAAGAATTTTTCTACAAGTATATGGGAAAACGTAGAAAAGTTAGCCAAATATCTTACAACGGATATTGCACAAGGCATAGCAAGAGGTGATTCATACGATAAACTTACCAAGCAACTTAGAGAACGTTTTGAAAAGGTATCACGTAATGATGCGAAACGTCTTATTTTTACAGAAGGAACTTATATCATGGCAGAAAGCTCGATACAGTCATTTAAAGAAGATTTTGAGTATTATAAAGTTGCAACGGCAGAAGATAAGAGAGTTTGTCCTATATGTAAAGAAGTAGCTGAAAAGACATTCAAGATATCAGAAAGACAGCCTGGTGTGAATTTTCCTCCATTACATCCTTGGTGTAGATGTTCATTTACTATAGAAGTAGAGGATTGGGATAAATGGAGGAAAGATTACGAAGAAAAACATGGAGGAAATAAAAAACAAGCAGATAAAATTAAGAAAAATTTAATGGACAAATCGATGTATGGAGGTGCATTAAGTGGTGCGTGGAATGATAAGAACGATCCGTATGATATAAATAGAAGAAGGATCGCTCTTGATATTTATACTCAAATAAGCAATCGCAAAAAAGAATATGAGGTAAAAAGCGTTTCTAAAAATTCAGGATTTACAGAATCAGAAATATCAAGGATTTATGAACATATATTTATTAGAGAGCATTTATTTAGGAATGGTAAAGTAGGAAGATTTGATCCTGATTACTATATGGCTCACTCTTGGCAAAGGTTAAGAGAAGGCAAGAATATTCAAAAACATGATATTACAATGCTTTATCATGAATTAGAGGAAGAAAAAATCATGGGAGAAAATCTTGAAATAGCCTATGAAGATGCTCATGAGATTGTTCAGAAAAAATATAACTATCAAAAAGAATTATTTGAATATTTACGAAAACATGATGTATAATATAAACATAAAGGAGTTGATATAATGCTGACATATAAATTAGAATCTTATGAAAACGGAAGATATGTTTATGTTTATTACCCAGATGGTAACCTATCAGCTCCCGGTCGTGTTGCGTTATATAAAGATAATCGTAGAGAAATCATACAGGATTCGTCTTATGATTTTAAAGGATATTACAGATGTCATGCTTTATGGGGGATTCCAGTTGGAGAAAAAGAAGGAACAGTTGCTTGGTACTAATTTTATAAAAAAGCACTTGAGTTTAGATTAAGAATGTGAATATAACACCTTTTATAGGTGTTTTTATTTTAGGAGGTATTATGAAAAAACTACTATTCTTTCACGCAAAATGGTGCCCACCATGTAGAAATATGAATGCTACGGTAATTATGCCGTTGTTGGAAAAATACGCAAATAAAATTGAAGTTATTGATGTCAATAAAAAAACCTCAGTGGCAGAAAAGTATAAGGTAGATAAAATACCTGCATTTATTATTTTAGACGATGAGCGCGAGATATGGCGTGGATATGGAAAACAAAAAATTGATGAGATAGAAAAGAGGATACACGATGATTAGATGTAAATATGAAGTTGATGCTCATCATATCAAAGTATCGCTAAAAGGCCATGCCGGATATGCACCGATTGGTCAAGATATAGTTTGCGCAGGAGTATCGGCGCTATGGAATACATTCATAGATACGGTGAATGAATATATCGCTATAAATGATATCAATGAGATCCATATCTTATCTCCATCTGATGAGGTAAGAATTTGTTTTCAAATGCTGATTCGAGGCATTATGTTAATCGCCGTAGAATTTCCTGATTATGTCAGTGTGCAGTCATAAATATGTAATGAAAAGCAGAGAATATTACGATAGGAATTTGCAATGCAGTGTTCATGTCGAATATGATATCTGCTTTTTTTGTGGGTATAGAACTAGAGAAAGGAGAGGTTATGTGAAAGATCCGCCGAAAAGGAAATTGCCGTATTTTGGCAACCATTTAAAGTGATAACTCGACCAGGCGTGGAAGTCTTGAAAAGCTACGGTTAAGTTAGGCGTGGCAACTATAAACTACGGAGAAGCTAAGCATTAGAGCTGTAAATTATGGAGGTAATTATGAAAGAGGCATTTTATAAAGGATTGCTTAACGGTTTTAAAGGACACTACAATCTTCAGATGTTTGCTGAAGATGGTGAAGAGCCTAATGGCGACAATGATGGAGGTAGTGGTAATGATACGGATAATAATATCAATGAGAAAAAATATACCGATGAAGATGTCGATCGTATCATACAAGAAAAGCTAGCTAGAATTAAAAAGAAACAAGAAAAAGATATTGATGAAGCTAAAAAACTTGCGGAAATGAATGCTCAGCAAAAGGCAGAGTATGAGCGCGATAAAATCCGTAAAGAATTAGATGAGCTTAAAAATCAGCAAACATTAAACGAAATGTCAAAGACAGCGCGTAAGATGTTATCAGATGAAGGAATCAATATCGATGATGATTTATTATTTAACCTTGTAACAACCGATGCGGAGAAAACAAAGGAAATGGTTACATCATTTTGCGCTATGTTTCAAAAGGCAGTAGCATCAGCGGTCAAAGAAGAATTGAAAGGTGATACACCTGCAAAGAACAGTAATAAAAAAACACTAACAAAAGAACAAATTTTAGCTATTAAAAATGCAGCAGAAAGAAAAAAACTAATTGCTGAAAATATTCATTTATTCGATAAATAAGGAAGAGAGGAAAAGAAGATGAAGAAGAAAAACTATTTGCAAAATTTTGCAGCGTTAAATAATACGATTACTAATGCGGATATCAATGTAAAAGCTCGTGAGATCGATTTTGTTACATCATTCGGCAAAAATATGCAGGATTTACTAGATATTCTGGGTATTTCTCGCATGATCAAAAAGCAGAATGGAAGTGTATTGAAAACAAAAACAGTTTCTGGCACTTTGCAGAACGGGAAAGTTGCTGAAGGTGATGAAATTCCACTATCTAAATATACAGTAGAAGAAACAGCTATGGAGTCTATTTCTATTGAAAAATATCGTAAAGCAGTATCTTTAGAAGCAATTGCGGATAAAGGCTACGATGCTGCTGTTGAGTCTACTGATGATGAATTTAAAGCAGATTTACAAGATGTTGTTATCGAAAAACTATATGCTCAGTTAAAATCCGGCACTTTAACTTCCGAAGAAGATACTTTCCAGATGGCTGTATCAATGGCGATTGGGCGTGTTAAAAATAAATTTAAAACTATTCGACGTTCGGTTACCGGTGTTGCAGTATGGGTAAATGTATTAGATGCATACAAGTATCTAGGTTCCGCTAACATTATTGTACAAACAGCATTTGGTATGGATTATGTAAAAGATTTTATGGGAGCAGATGTTATGTTCTTATCTTCACAAATTGAAGAAGGAACGGTTATTGCTACTCCATTGAATAATATTGTTGCATATTATGTAGATCCATCTGATAGTGAATTTGCAAAAGCGGGACTCGCTTATACAGCGGATACTACTTTGCCAATGTTAGGGTTTCATACAGAAGGTACGTATCAACGAGCGATTTCTGAGATGTTTGCAGTGATGGGTATTCGCATTTTTGCAGAATATCAAGATGGTATTGCTAAAATCAAAATCAAGGCAGCTGCAGCAGCAGAACTAAGTTTAACAAATGATAAAACAATGAATCAAACTGTATTAGATATTGAAAAAGACTATACAGAAGATGAATTGAATGCTTTGAAGGTAGATGATTTAAAAACATTAGCAGCGGCTAAAGAAATTACTTTAACAAAGACGCTGAAAGCTGATATTATTGCTGAAATTTTAGCATTTCAAGCACAGTAGAAAAGAGTGATTCAAAATGGCTATCTTAGATAGAGTAAAAATTAGATTATCTGATGCAGATGAGAAAATACTTAATGAATTTATAAGCATGGTATCAGATCGTCTTTGCCTAAGATTGTCTGAAGAAGCATTACCTAAGCTATTCGAATCTGTTTGTGTTGATGCAGTTGTCAAAGCCTATCGACGAATATACTACGAAGGTATCAGCTCTGAGGGAGTTGCAAATATTTCAACTTCCTTTGTAGAGGATATCTTATCGGAATATTCTGATGAAATTGATAGTTATAATGATCAAAAAGCAGATAAAGCAAGAAGTGAAAGGGTTGTTAAATTTCTATGATTTGGCAACCTTGTAAGCTTTTAAGAGATGTGGAGATAGGCAAAGATGAATTGAATAATCCAATTTATGAATTACAAATTGTGTCTAATAAAAATCTTTGTTGTAGGCACTCACCTTGGACAAATGAGCAAATTACATTAGAGGGAAGGGAAGTTACAAAGAATGAACAACAATTTGTGCTTCCTATTCCTATTTCTAAATTTCCTCAATGTAATCATGCTGAAATTGATGGTAAAAAGTTGAAGATTACTAAAATAACAGATTTATCACCGAGGTATACGGTGATGCAGGTTAAGGTGTATAAAGATGGGGTTTAAAATTAAGTTTGATGGAATAGAAGAACTTGAAAATATATTAGAAAGTAAAAGTGATATAAGCTTTAATTCTGTAGTAGAAAAGAACGCTACGCAAATGCTTAATAGATCACGTAGAAATGCTGATACAACACCTGGAGGAACGCCTGTGGGTGATTACAAAGGAGGAGGACAATTACGCATTTCCAGCTCAAAAACAAAAGATGAGATAGGATATACAAAAGAATATGCGCCTCATGTTGAATATGGGCACAGAACGCGTAATGGTGGATTTGTTAGAGGACAATATTTTTTAAAAAAGAATGTTGAAATACAAAGTGAAATCTATAAAAAAAGATTTATTAGAAGCAATCAAAAAGGAGAGCCGATAGTATGTTAACGCAACTTAGCTATATTGATTTAATAAAAGCGATTCAAGACAAAATTGAATCAAAAACAAAATTAAAATGTTATGACTTTGTCCAAGATGATGCGAACTCTCCGTTTTATTATGCTGAAGTAGTTTCTACAAGACCTGTTAAATCAAAGACTATGTATAAGTCAGCATATACGGTATTTATTCATACGATAGCTGAAGAAAACGAATCATCTGTACCTATTTATCGCTATGTTCAATTGTTGGAAGAAGCGTTAAGCGAAGATATTGAGCTTGAAGATCCATTTCAATTATTATTGCAGGTAAATAACGGATTACAGACAATAAAAACAGATGAAACAGGAGAAAAACATGCAGTACATTCATTTGTGTTTACTGTATGTCATGGATTTAAGTGCAAAGTATAAGGAGGATACAATGAAAAAATATAATTTACAGAAATTTGCTTTTGATAGTGTTGATTTTTGTGATTTTTCAGCTGCTGCCAGCAAAGCATTAGCAGGAAAGGATATGCTATTGTGTATCTATAATGATGATGGTACGTCATTATTGGCTATTAGTGGTCAGCAAGGGCTAACCATCAATCGTTCGGCAGACACAATTGAAATTACATCAAAGGATACGTTAGGTGGTTGGAAATCAAAAATTGCAGGTATGAAAGAATGGTCCATTGATAATGATGGTATCTATATGCTTGATGATGAAAGTCATAAGTTATTGTCTAAAGCATTTGAAAATGGCGATCCAATTTGCTTAAAAGTAGTAAATGCGAAAGCAAAAAAAGGAATGTTTGGAGGCCTTGCGGTTATCACAGATTATCCTATTGAAGCACCATACGATGATTCTGTTACATACTCATTAACATTTGAAGGTATGGGTGCATTAGTTGATCTTACATCAAATCCTGCTGAACCGGATACAATGCCAGGACAATAATAAATTACTTTAGGACAGTAAAGGAGAAAACAATATGTTTGAGTATAATGGAGTAGAATATGAATTAAAGCTAAATTTAAAACGAATTAGTATTATCGAAACAGTGATGAAAAAATCAATTGCAGAAATTATGAACAGAGGAGGAGCGTTTTCGATTAATGAGCTTATGACTATTACATCTTATGCAATGATTAAGGTAGGAGCGAACGCCTATGAGCAACCTAAAAAGGCGGCTGCAATTGTAGAAGAAATGCTTAATGAAGCAGGTGCTTATCGAACATTATCGGATTTAGTAGCTGAGGCTATTGAACGAGATTGTCCTTTTTTCTTCCCAGCCGCTTAGTTGACTTAGATTATCTAAGCGGGGATATTGATGAAGAATTTGAAAATTAGCAAAGCCGTATCAAAATGATATGGATTTTGCTTTTTTTGCGGTTAATTTTGGATATTCTAAGCATGATTATCTATGTTTAACACCTAGAGAAAAAGCTTTCATTATAAAAGCTTGGGAGAACAAACGTATTTCAGATTCTTACGATATGTATAATGCTATATTTGTTGCAACCTATAATATCAATCGTAAAAAAGGAAAGAAAGCATTGAAATTATGGAAGAAACGAACAGTTAAAAAAGCAGATATGAGCAATGTTATCGAAAGTATTTCTATCATTAAAGAAATGGATAAGAGAGAAGGGACATCATGGGTGGATTTGATCTATCAAAAAATGGAATGAAACCACCTAGAAAGAAATGGCCATTTAAGAAAAGGAGGGATACGTAGTGTCGGATTATACATTAAGCGCTAAAATAACAGCGGACAGTAAGTCATATGAAAGTGGTATGGATAGGGCTGAGCAAGCTACAAAGCAGTTTAATGAAGAAACACAGCGTACGCCTTCTAAATTAGAAATACTATCAAACAAGTTTAAAAGTGCGATGAATAGTGCAAAAAACTTTAGTGGTAAAATGTCGGATTTATCTGGAAAGTTTAAGAGCTTCGGGAATGATATGATGAAATCCGGTGCACTCATGACCGCTGGTATTACTACCCCAATGACTTTAGCTACCAAGAATATGGTTAGTGCTGCTTCCGATTTTGAAGAAAACTTGAATAAAATTGATGTAGCATTTAAAGGGTCATCTCAATATGTAAAAGATTGGGCAGATACAGCGCTTGAAAGTTTTGGACTATCAAAAAACCAAGCATTAGAAGCCGCAGCATTGTTTGGTGATATGGGTACATCGATGGGACTCACAGATAAAGCAGCAGCTGAAATGGCAACCTCACTTGCAGGATTGGCGGGAGATATGGCATCTTTTAAAAATGTTGACATCGGGCAAGCTATGACTGCATTGAATGGTGTGTTTACGGGAGAAACTGAATCATTAAAGCAGTTAGGTATTGTTATGACGGAAGTCAATTTAGAAGAATTTGCCAATAGCATAGGTAAGTCGTATAAGAATATGACACAGGCTGAAAAAGTTCAACTCCGTTATAATTATGTGATGAAAATGACAGCTAATGCGCAAGGCGATTATGCCAGGACTTCAGATGGAGCTGCTAATAGTATGAGAACATTTCAAGGTTCTGTAGATAACCTAATGATTGCGTTTGGACAAAATTTATTACCGGTATTTACGCCAATTGTTCAAGGATTAACAGATATGGTCAATTGGTTTGCGAATCTTGATTCAAGCGTACAAACGATGATTATTTCTGTCGGACTATTAATAGCTGCTATCGGTCCTGTAAAAACGATTATAGGAGGGATCTCTACCGGGATAGGTGGATTAATGAGCGCTATGAGTTTTTTAACATCTCCTATGGGAATGGTTGTAATAGCTATCGGAGCAATTGTAGCGGCAGGTTACTTGTTGATATCACATTGGGAGGAACTCAAAGCATTTGCATTAGAAACTTGGAACGGTATCCAAGAAGTATTTGCTAGATTTGATGCATGGCTAACAGGAATCTTCCAAACTGATTGGACACGATCGTTTGGTGCATTTGGAAATGTGTTGAATGCGTTCTTTGCAAATGTAGAAAATGTTTGGAAATCAGTCAAACGAGCATTCTCTGGTGTAATAGATTTTATTGCTGGCATATTTACAGGAAATTGGACTCGAGCTTGGAATGGAATTGTGAATATTTTTGGTGGAATTTTCGGTGGTATCGTGTCAATTGCAAAAGCACCTATTAATGGGTTAATCGGTATAGTGAATACTGCTATTTCCGGATTAAATAGTATATCCGTAGATATACCGGATTGGGTTCCGCTTGTTGGTGGCCAACATTGGGGATTGGATATTGGACATATCCCTTATTTGTTGCACGGTACTGATGATTGGCAGGGTGGATTCGCTCGAATGAATGAAGGAGGGCGTGGAGAATTAACGTATTTGCCAAATGGAACGCAAGTGATTCCGCACGATATAAGTGTTAAGTATGCAAAAGAGTCTGCTAGACTTACTGCTGTAGCCGATCCGTTGAGTATGGATAGTGTTCTTGATGGCGTATCTATTCCAATATATGTCGATGCACACATGAACGAAACGACATTATTAAAGAAAGTATATGATTATACAATTCGCAAGATCGGAAACCAATATAAAGCGATATTAGCGGGGAAAGGAAGATAATTAACATGAATGAACTAATATCAACAAATCCAATAAGTGTATTATTTAAAGGGAAATACTGCGAAAATTTCGACGTTTTTCTTTATGATTATCCTGTGGTAACCTCTGCTAATAGTGAATATAAAGAAATAAGTATTCCGGGTAGAATAGGCAGTGTTATTATTCCTATACAATCAACTAAAAATATCCGTATTACTTGTACTTTTGCGATATTAAATAAACGATTACTTCCTAATGTCAGACAGTTGAAAGAGTGGCTAGATGGTCAAGGTGAATTGTACTTAACAGAAGAGATGAATGTGTACTACGACGTTTTATTTGTGGAACATGGCGATGTTGAAAGAGAATTGCGTTCTTTTGGTCGGTTTACTGTTACTTTTATTTGCTATCCCTACGGATTTGATGAAACAGGAAAACAGCCACATAGCATTATTGATAATACATTATATAACAGCTATGCAGAATGTTTGCCGGAGTATATCATAAATGGAGAAGGTACATGCAAATTATCTGTTAACGGAAATGAAATGACGGCTAACATTGGCCAAAATCTGATTATCAATACACGTCTTATGATTTCCTATCGTAAAGATGGAATACTTAAAAATACTAGTATAAGTGGGAATTATAAAGATATGAAGTTGAATAGTGGAACAAATAAAATATCAATAACGGAAGGATTTGATTTAAAAATTATTCCACATTGGGGGTGGAAAGCATGATACAAATTTATAAACGAGAAAATACAAATTTCGATATGAATGGTGATGCGGTACTTGAACCATCTGTATGTGAAATTGATACATCGACATGGGAATTAAATTTAGAACACCCAAAGGATTCGACAGGAAAGTGGAAACTGATTCAGGGCGGTGCCGTGTTAAAAGTACCGTCTTTTCTTTCTGATGATCAGTTATTTCGTATTTGTGAACCATCTAAGTCTGACTTTGGAGTAACCGCTATTGCATATCCGATTTTCTTTGATAGCAGAGATGAGCTTATGTTAGATGATGTTCGTCCCACAAATAAAAATGGACAGCAAGCTTTAGATATTATGTGTGCAGGAAGTAAATATAATGGAGAATCTAATATCAAAGATATATCGACTGCATACTATAATTATAAGAATTTGATGGAAGCATTAACAAGCGAAGAAGATAATAGCTTTATTAATAGATGGGGTGGAGAGGTTCTATATGATAACTATAAAGTTATTATTAATGAGCATATTGGCAGTGATAACGGAGTTGAGCTATTGTATGGTAAAAATATTCCAGAAAATGGCATGAATATAACAGAAAATCAACGGAACATTGTAACTAGAATATATCCGAAGGCTTATAATGGGTATATGATCAGCGGGAATAAGCCTTATGTGGATTCATCTATTGCTAATTGTTATACACCGTCAATTCGTCAAAGAGTTATCGAATTTCAAGATGTTAAGATGAAAGAAGATGCATCAGAAAATGACGAAGAAAATGGTATCATCATTTGCGCAAATCAAACGGAACTAGATGCAGCATTAAAGAAGAAATGTATTGAACTTTTTGAACAAGGAATTGATAAACCGGAAATCACAATTGAATGTGATATGGTAATGTTACAGAATTCTGTTGATTATGCAAAATATAAAGATCTGGAAAAAGTATCACAGGGCGATACAGTTCATTGTAAAAATGAAAACCTAGATATTGAAATTACTGCAAGAGTAATGAGTCTTATATATGACTGTATTTTAGACAATGTGAAAAGTGTAGTGATTGGATCGGAGCTATACAATTACTTTAAAGATACATCAAGTGTAATCAATTCAGTAAATAAAGTTGTAGATACAAGCAATGATACGCTTATGGCCAATCGTATAACCGGTGTAATCAATTTGTTAAATACTTCATTAAGAGCACAAAAAGATGTTGCGCAGCGTCAAGATGTAAGAGCAATATTATTTGAAGATTTAGATACAAAATCACCCACATTCGGAGCTTTGTGTATCGGTACTCAAGGCATTCAGATTGCAAAGAAAAGGACACCTGACGATTCTAACTGGCAGTGGGGAACCGCAATTGATTTCCAATCTATTAATGCTGATTATGTGATTACAGGTATTCTTACGGATAAAAACGGTAAATTCTATTTGAACTTAGATACCGGTGAATTACGTATGAAAGATGGAACTTTTATTGGAATAATTGACGGAGCTGTAATTAAGGGTTCATCTTTCTTGGTCGAAAGAGAAAGAGTTTCAGATGTTCGCGCAGGTGATCCGGAACTGATAAAAAATATCATTATGGGTGAACATACTCCAACTGCCGAAGAAAAAGAACGATTGGACTTAAACCTAGATGGGCAGATAAGTGCACTTGATTATTCTATTGCTAAAAATATATTGTCAGGAATTATGTCTGCTAATTGGCACGATAAAATCGAAATTAATACGAATGGTGCATACCCTCAAATTGAAGTATCGACTACAAATAAAAGTGGTGCTAAATATTTTGCAAGAATGAGCGTATCTTCTTTCATTTCGAGTTATTTAAAAACAATTAATGCGACTATCAACAGAATTGATGCAGTATCGAGCATTGATTTTGGTACAAAAGGTTTATCGAGTATTTCAATAATACAAGATAATAATGGAGTGGAGCACATGAGTTTAAAAGTGGGGGATTCATATTTAAATATATACAGCGATAGAATTGTAAGTAATCGAACAATCAAAAATGGTGTATAGGAGGTGTAACATGATAACGATAACTAGAAAAGGATTGCAACTTGCAATCAATGATGAGATTATACCGGCACAAGGGAGTAGTGATGTTCCAATTCATTTTATCAACGATAATGAAACGTATCAGAATTATCTTATTGAACCTCGTGTTGGTTGGTTTAAAGACGGATATCCTAAAAGTACAGTGGCTAAATATGAAAATGGCAATATCTATCTTCCTGCTGAGGTATTTGCACGAAATGGTAAACTTGTTATAGTCGTTGCTCTTATTGATCCGCAGAACAGTAATCATATTGAAGTAACGCAATCTGTCATTTCGGCGATAGCTAATGCTCCTCTAGGTGATGTGATTCTTCCGGAGAAAGAAACATTGGAGCAAGCTGTTACTTCATTGGTGAAACAGCTTAATGAGCAAATCCAAGCGGACGTAGCAGCGGCGATTAAAAAAGCTAATAAAGCTAGTGAAGATGCCAAAGCAGCTTTAACAAAATCAAATCAAACCAACCAAACCATCAACGAGAAAATCGAAGATGGTTCTTTTATTCCTCAAGCAACAGCGGGGACGGTTGAAATGACGCAACCGGGGACGAAAGCTGAGGTAACGATCACCGGAGACAAGAAAAATCCGGAATTTAATTTCAGAATTCCGAAAAATGAGATAGATGATTCAGAGGACATCAAAAAAACTCTTTTACAAGGCACATACACAACCGACCTCTCCGAAGAATACAAAGGTGTGGCTTCCGATTATGGTGCGGAAATACTGAAAATAGAGGGAAAGAGCGAACAGGTTACAACAAACGGATATCAGTTGTTTGACGCTTCAAAGTTGCCAACCAAAACACAAGGCGGTGCTACCGTAACCAATAATGGGGATGGAAGCTTTACGATTAGTGGTAGTGGGAATTTAACTGAAAATTTTTCTTTAAGTTATACATTAAAAACACCTAGTGAAGTGAAAAAGATATTTAAAGTAGGGGATTTGAATTTGGTTAATGGAAACGCTGATGGTGTTCCATATTTCGAAATTGCTATATTAGCAAATGGAAAAACTAACTATTTACGTAATGGTACAATTCAAATAACCGATGAAATGATGAATGCTAGTGATTTGCGTTTAGATGTAGTTGTTTATGGGAAAAGCGGTTTAGCTATCAAAGGTGGCACCATCAAACCAATGCTATACCAAGAAGGCGATGGAACATGGGAGCCATTTACAGGCGGTATTCCAAGTCCAAATCCAAACTATCCACAAGAGATTAGAAATGCACTTGATGAACCTCTAGTGAGTGTAGGAAGAAATTTATTTGACGCAAGCAATTTAATTTCAGAAGGTGCTAAAAATTTAAAAATTGAGGAGAATGGATATAAAATTTCTTTAGAAACTAATGGACGATACAAAAAAGCAATTTATCATATTCCCGAAAATACATTAAAAGCATTAAAAGGAAAACAAATAAAACTAAAGTTAAATAAAGATACTGTATTTGACACAGATGGAGCTATACATATTGTTGTGAAAAGAAAAAATAAAAAAACGGCTTTTTACGGTGTCAATCGTTCAAGTTTTGAAACAACAATTGTTGAATTACCAGATGATACTGAGATTTTAAATATTGAATTACTTCCCGTCAATCTTTTTGAAACATTAGAAAGCTATCAAAAACTAATTGCGGTAGGATTAAGATTGTATGATGTTTCGAATGGGGAGGTTGAATGGGAGCCATTTAGATACGCTGAAACGTCTTTGAATTTATCCGAGCCTTTACGCTCACTTCCCGATGGTACACTTGATACTTACGAGAATGGAGTATATACCAAGCGAGTACAGTATTTTGAGTTTAATGGTAGTGAAAATTGGAAAACATCATCATGCACTATTGGAAACAGATATATCATAGATTTAAATGCAGATATAGTGCAATCAGATATTGGAATTGGAATAACATCAATGAATACTAACGTCCCGATTGGAGATAAAGGAGACACGTATCAAAAGAAAAACTGCTATACAATTATTAATAATCAATTATATGTAGCATTAAACGGTACAGAAACACTAGAAGAATTTAAACAGTATTTATCTAGCAAACCTATGAAGGTTCTATGCAAATTAAAAACTCCAATCACTAAAAAAGTAGAGCTTCCTATCGTACAGACGTTCTACCCATATACGAATATTTATCAAGTTGACGATGTGAAAGCAAAGATACAGTATGGATTGAGGAGTAAGGTAGAGGAATGTCCATACGATATTGGAGATTTATACATCACATTAAATGAAACCTTACCATCAGTTAAATGGAAAGGCACTAAATGGGAAAGAGTAGAGGGGTTAGTACCGGTTGGATATAAAGAGAGTGATGCTGATTTTGGAACACTCGGGAAAACAGGCGGTGCTAAAACTGTAACGCTGACAGAGGAGCAAATACCCGAGCATGGGCATCAGGCAAAAGCTAAAAAAGCAGGAAATCATAAACATGGTATTGCACTAAAGACTGCAACAGGGAGTGCAACACCACATACCGGTGCTGGAATAAAAGAAGGTAGTTGGAGTTCTACAGATACGCATGCGTGGTTGGATAAAGGATTATGTGAAGAACTCGGAGAACATGACCATGTTATTACTGTTGAAAATGCAGGTGGTTCTCAAGAACACAATAACTTACAGCCATACAAGGTATTCAACATGTGGTTAAGAACAAAGTGATAAGGCGTACTTCAAAGTGCGTCTTTTTCATGTCCTAGAATGACTTTAAACTTAGCTAGAAAAGAGGAAAAGAAATGGAAATGTTAAGTGAATTTATTGTAGTAACGGTAATGGCTATTTGTTTTGGGATTGGGTACATCATCAAATCTTCTTTAGATTTTATTCCTAACAAATACATTCCGCTAATTATGGGTGTTTTAGGAGTTTTATTGAATACATGGTTGAATGGATTTACATTTACTCCCGAAATTCTATTAGGTGGACTAGCTAGCGGATTAGCTGCTACCGGTGCGTATGAAGTAGTTAAAAACTTAAAGAATAAAGATACTTCTTTGCCAAAGTAGGTGCTCATCATGGATATGCAAGCGCCGATCACACGCTCGGAACATGAAGAATTTAAAAAACGACTTGAGGAGAAGATTGATCGTCAAGATAAACGATTATCATTGCTTGAACAACAAGTCGAAGAATTGAAGAAAACAGCCGTTTCTATTGAACGATTATCGAATATTATGGAAAGTATGCTACGTGAGCAGAAATCGCAAGGTGAGCGACTGCAAAAATTAGAAAGCCTAGATGGCGAAATGTGGCGTAAAGTTGTAGGATATATAGCTACTGCTATCATAGGTATTGTAATTGGATTTATTTTTAAACAGATTGGAATGTAGGAGGAAATTAACATGACAAAACTATTAGGAATTGATGTAA